ATCTCCCTGATAGTATGTTGGAAAGTAAGGACTAGTAGGCATCTTATCCGATCATATCCATAGGTGGAATAGCATACTTGCTGAGAACTTCGCTTTCGATTTTCTCAATTTCTGCTAGTGCGTCTGTGTATAGTTCTCTGCCGTTGAGTGTAATACCACCAGGCAGTTGAACGTTGTTGAACTTGATTAGGTTTTGACCCCACTGCTTCTTCATGAGAGAAGTAGCGTATCTCTTGACAAACATATCATTATACATCTCAGTTGCATCTGTAGGATCAATGAGACGATGTGCTTCAATCAATAACCAAGTGTCCTCTTTGAGGAATGACTTATTGATATCAAGATACAAACGATCACGACGCATGGTATATCTGAACTGCTGGAATGATCCATTGTTGAGGACCATATCTAGAGTTTCTAGATACTGCTTATTCATATAGTAGTTGAGGATATCAAGTGATCCAAACGCATATAAGTCGTTCAGGAACAACTGATACTCAACGCCAAAAAGATTAGAACGGATTGAGTTGCTGACTAGACCAAATACTCTGGTAATACCTACAACATGATCTGGGATGGGAATGTAATTACTTGCTTCTTCCCAATCAGTTGTTCCTGATGCTGTAGTAGTTTCACCATCAAATCTTGTTAGATCATCAGCATTGATCTTGTGTCTTAGATATGCTCTCTCCATACCATTGTAGCAGTTCTCTTGGAAGAACTGAATGGTATCGTCAATAACATTGTTTACCTGTTCGTCGTCAATATTTACTTGGAGGACAGGCTCACCAAGCTGCCTCTTACAGTAAGTGATAAGATCAGCCCTAGAACTTGGAGATGCCATTACACACAAAAAATCCCTTCTTACCTATTTAGGAAGAAGGGATTTAGTATTTATTCAGCGGGAGTTTCTTCTGCTGGTACTTCTGGTTCTCCTTCTCCTTCCAAAAGTCCTAGAGTTTCAAGACCACCTTCGAGTTTAATTTTGTATTCTTTTGCTTTACGCAGATTCTCTTCAAGTTCTCCAATTTGCTTTACAGTTGTAGCAATTTGCTCTTCAAAATTTTTCTTGAGTTGTGCGGGATCCATAGTTATCACTAGTGAATGGTGTGTGTATTATTTAGTAGTGCTCTTCATCTGGTCCATCTACATTCCATGTAAGGTTACCCGAAACTGTAACCCTTTCACCATCTGTAGACTTATAAGGATATACAGCGTGTTTGGTTGTAGAAGGAAACATTAGTATAACACCATTCCATGATTTGTCAACTGGCAATACTTCTGCTTCTAGTTGAAACGCACCGTTACTTCTGTGAGTATTTCTTTCTTCTGGACCGTATGGAATGTCTGTGAAGATAACAAAACTAACGATACCAGAATGAGTATGCATCGGATTATACTCGTTCTTTCTTTGGTAGTTTACCCACAGATTTCTCAATTTGATGTATGGTGTGACATCGTTTGTTTGTTGGAAATCCCAAGGACAAGTTTCATATACCTCAGACCACAATTGAGTTGAGAGACTGATAAGATACTCTTCCAATCCAGGACATTCATATACCCACTCAGATAAACTTGACTGCTGTTCTAGAGCACCAGCCAGTCTTCCGTTGTAGTTCCATGTCTCATCATTTCTTCTTTTCTTTGTGTAAGCAAGAAGACTCTGGTATAAATTTTCTGGTATCTTCTCAGATACAAATGTCAAGTTACTTTGATTGTAAATCATGCGTATAAATCAGCACTGAGGCAATAACGTTTTTCTTCCTCATCACATTTGCCAGGAAGATGTGGTAGATTTGATGGAAAGATAAACCATGTGAATAATTTTTTTGGTAAGAAATATGGATCTCGACGTGGCATGGGGAACATAGTAGTTCCAGAATCACCAGGCAACGTTAGATACATTATACCAGATAATCGATATGGATTTTCTAGTTCATGTGCGTGCATATATGGTGCATTTTTATTTTCTTTCCAGTCCACATATATCCAAGCATTGATATTAAAATCAAATACATCCATACCCCAATACCTAGAACATGCATCATAAAAAGACCATCGCAGTTTCTTGATAACTGGTGTATCATATTCTAAAAAATCATCTTCTGTTTTTGTGACATGTGGAAGATCTGCGTATGCCAAGGTATCAACAAATTCAACTAACCCTGTGGTATCGATATCAACTGGATACTCCTTAATTCCTAATACCATTTCCTTGTAGTTTGTGAAATAATTTTATCATGTATTTCAGGATCACAAAAAGAGAATGCAATTGTAGTCCTAATCTCATTACCAATTAAACTATTTGGTGGTTGACCTTTATGTAACCAATTGGATGGAATGAATACTCCTGTGTTTGGTACATATGGAGTGAAGTGATATTCATCATCAGGAGTCTGGCATACAAACTCACCACCCCATTCAATATCCCAATATGGTTGATTGAAGTAAATGAAAGTCCATACCCCATGCTCTTCCCAGTCTTTATGAAAAATTGTGTTCTGTCCTGCTGTCTGACCGTTAGCATGAATCTTACAAAGTTTAAGATCTCTACGTAGATGCTTCATCATTTTTAATTTTATTGTAGTAGCACACTTAGTAAAAATCAAATCAGTTCTAAGAGGATGCTGCCATGATACAGGATCTCCCTGACCGTATGATGCATTGTTGTAAGTCCATGTAGCAAGACTATTCATTGAGGGAGACCTACGATCAAAGTAGTCCCACAAGGTAAGTCTTTCTGATTCAGACAGTACATTCTTAATAACAATAGGTTCAATCATACCCACCAAAGCCATCCTGTCATAATATATTTTTCATGCTCTTCTGATATCTGACCTCTGTGTTTGTGGGTCAGACCAGCTGGGAAAATAACTGTGTTTCCTTTCTTCGCTTCTACAGTGTAGTCCTGATAGAAAAACTCAGTTCCTCCTCCAGGAACATCGTTTAGATATGTAATAAAAACAAATGCTCTATCACATCCATCGGAACCAGATCCATCTACATGCCAAGTATAGAAACCATCTCCTGGTTTGTAATATTGAATTTGTGGTAGACGCTTCATTACAAATTCTTGATTCTCAATATTCAATTCCCTCAAGTATTGAGATATGAATCCATCTAATTGATTCTTGTATAAATCAAATTTATATTTTTCTGGTGGACCTAGTTCTCCACCTTCTTCCACAAAGAAATCCAGACTTTTTTTAATTTCTGGAATGACACTACCACCGCCTACACGACCAGCATAAGTCAACTCTTTTTCATGAGCGTCCCAAAATAGTTCTATGAGTTTATCGCAAATTGTTAGATCGTCTAACTGATATTCTTTAATAAATTTCATCTGTATGCTGGTCCTTGAGTCCATCCAACTAAAGAGTGTCTAACACCAGAAGTTACAGGAGTAACTTGATGTGGTGTATCAGCATGAAAGAGTATGATATCTTTTTTCTTTAGATCGATTGTTTTTAGTTCATTGGTTTCAATTTGAAATTCTCCACCCTCAAACTCATCGTTCAAAAGAATGGAGAAGCTAATCTTTCTAATTCTACCATCAGGTCTTTTGCCTGGGGTCCAATTAGATTCGTCTATATGCCAACCATAGAAATCATCGACATCATACTTAGTTAGTTGTAGTGGTTCAATAAAATCTACATCTAGATTCCACTCACACTTTGAGTTTGCAAATCTGACAAGACCATCAACTAGTTCGTAGACTTTGTTATCATCAACGAAACAAGCTTTTGAACTTCTAGATGCACTGTCTTTACTATTTAAATTTTTTCCATCCCAGTGATCTGTTTTGCATGGTTCGTATTCTGTATGTGATTCTAATGCTTTCTCTAATAGTGGAAAGAAATCATCATCTAGATGAACCACCATATACTGGTATCTGAATGAATTCATTTTGCGATAACCATAATGTAAAGACCATTCCACCATCCGTTAGGATCTTCGGGAACTTTCGTAAGAATTTTTCTTTCGAACAATACATTTAAATTATTTTGTTCGACAAAGAAATTAGCAGATTCTACAACACCCATAAAGTTTGCATCATCAATAACAAGAATAAACTTATCATCGAATGCTGGGATGAGATATGTTAGATTATCATACTGTTCTTGTGGATCATGACTAGCGTCATAGAAAACAATATTAGCTTGTTTGTGAATATGTCTTGGAGTTAATTCCTGAATATCTACAGGACAGAAATATTGCTTTTCTCTCAAACCTTTAAAGAATACTTTCTTTGGATCTTCATATGTCTCATAACTCAGATCATCCCTGAAAGGAGAAACTGATTTCTCAGAATAATCATCTACGGCAAAGGACTCTAAATCTCTATCCATAGTAGCAGCGAAGAATGTGCTGCCAGCATGAACTCCAAGTTCTAGATATATGCCATCTTCTTTGGAACAAAGATTATTCAAGAAATGTCTAACGGTGTCTGATGACAGACCACGATACTTGTATCCTTCTGGATTGTATTTGCTATCACCCCTTGCTGCTTTGTCAATAGATTCAAGAACAAGTTTAACATCAGAGTCCATCTCTCTGTCGCTTCTCTTCATTCTCGAATGAACGACAGAATCACAGTAGTTGCATTTCCAACAATCAAAACCACAGTTCTTGATCTTCTCTCTCCAGATGTCGATTGGTTTCTCTTCTAGAGTTACGTCTTCGATGTAGTCATTAAACTGTGGATATAAGAGTTCATCCCCAGATTCCCAACGCTTAATAATATCCATCGTTTCTGATAGACGCATGGCATTTTCCCTACCATGCATTTTAAACACGTCAATACCAAGATCTAGAAACTCCTGCCAGTCCTTTCTCCATGGTGGTAGAGTTGCCGCCTTAAGTGCTGTAGCTGGATCATACTCATCCCATGTGGAACAAGATACTCTGCTGATATCACTATTAAAATACTGAGGATCCTGCGAACCTCTTTGCATATTATAGTGATAATGTTCTGGCATGATAGGACAACCACCCCAACACCACTCATTAGCAAGTAGGGAGATCTTAACTGGTTTGCCAATAGAAGCACAGTATTCTTTTGCTTCCATAATCTTTTCTAGTTGATCTCTGTCGCGCATGAGATCTCTGTCTAGATTGATGTAATGAAATCCTGCCTTAGCAAGATTCACGATCTCATTTGCTCTGGTAACTTCTCTGAGGATAGTGTTCTTAATAAACAGCTCTGGAAATTCTTTTTGAATCTGACCTGTCATCACCCATGAGGTGTGTGGTAGAGTTACAATACGAACTCCAGCATCATACAGTGGTCTAAAGTTGGTAATAAAAATATCCAGGTTCTCCTGGTTTGGAGTTACCTGGATATTGTTGAAGGTAGCAGAAAGTGGAATTCCAGTTTGTTCTGAAATGTATAAAGCATTAAATGTAGTTTCTCTAATATCACCCTCAATTGTATCACCCATAGCATCTTGGGTGAATGGTGGCATACGACATGTAAAATACATATCGTAAATCAGATGTTTGTGTTCTTTTAGAAAAGGAATGAACGTTCCTTCTACAAACTCTTCTGATAACTTAGTGTTGATTGGAATTGAGAAAAACGCCATAATCTACAATCACTTTCTCCATGTAAATGTGTTCTGCTTCTGGATTTGCATCCAGAATATATTTGTTGCTTTCTGCCAACTGTATCAGTTTATCTCTATCTAGATCATCCAGTTTTTTAGTTTCTGGGTATCTTTGCAAGATTGAATGGTGGCAAATTGCCAATAGTTCAAGATGCCTCTGATTCGCCATTTTCTGTTCCTGATTTTAAGTGAAGCTGTCCTGAATATTTATGCTGCTCTAACTTAGGCATCGCAATACCTTCTTCACGGAGTTGTGCTTGAATTTGTGGAGCAACCATTTTATTCAGTTTATCAATACCACCACCAATCATACCAGAATATTTGACAGCAATACCAAGAGCTTCGACTTGATCTTTCTCTGGCATATCCATAATAGATGTCATATTACCAGATCCAATCCTTCCATAAGAAATAATATCCATTGCTGCTTGTCTACCCATGCGAGCAATCCAATATACTCTTTCCTCGTCGTGTTGTTCTGTTAGGAAGTATTCTAGTGGATGATCTTCATCAATATACTTATCTACAACATCAAGAAAATACTTGAGTTCTAATTCAGACTGACGTAATTTTCTTTTCCAAATGGAGATGTCATAATCATTTTTCTCCATATCAATTTGAATGAGTTCTTTATTCAACTCATCTGGTTCTTGATCTTTGCTAATGATAAGTTTTTTTCTTAGAACTTCTGCTTTCCTTAGACTGTGCCTATTTTCAATATAGGCATGATATCTAACCTCAAGTTCCATTAAAGCTTGACGGACTTTTCTCCATGGAGTTAGTTGAGTATCAGCAACAAAATGCTCGCATTGATACTTAGTCATTCCGCTATTAAAGCGAAGACTTCCTTCTAAAACTTCAAAGTCCTTGTTATTTAAATTAAATTCGTCTACGAATGATTTGGAAAGATTAATTTCACCCGTATCAGAACTTACAATATTTTTTACATCGGAAATAATGTCCGAAAGATCAGCATCAGAATTTATAGACATAAGGAGTTAATTCATATTCAGGTTTGCGGTCCCAATCTTCTTCTGAGATTGTTCTGCCCATATCAATTGCTTGACGTTGTGGCATCATAATACCGAAGTAATCTTCGTATAATGTATTTAGGTCCCAAATATTATCGCATGATTGAAATTCTTTTACTAGTTTTTGATAACCGACTAGCATAGTTGAAAGTTCATCTTCCCATGTCTCTGCTTTTTCTAGAATTTTGTTGGAAAGAGAATCCTTATCAATCTGTCTCTCTGTAGCAAGATAATCTAGGAATGGTGTTCTATGACCATCTGCACCGCGATAGGTTAACCACTCTCTAGCTTCGTGTTTCTGAATCTCCCAAGAAGCAACTTCTAAATCTGAGGTTCTTTTGAGATTCTTGAAGCGAGTATTATACTCATCTTCAATAATTTCTTTTGCAAAAGCAATCTTGAAGTCAACAACTTCTTTAGTAATTGCTGGTGTCATCTCAACGGGAACTTTGAGGACATCATTAGCAGGAGTCCAAGCCCAACCTGCATCTCCAACTGTTGCCATTACTTTACCGAATGGTCTAATCTCATCAAAGAAATTAGCACCATTAATTGCCTGAGGTTTAGTTACTTCTGTAAATTTATGTTCCCACTCTTTTGAGATTACCTGAAAAATCTCTTCACTAACTTCTATACATGCGAAGTGCATTAGTGAAAACACTTCATTGTAGTGAAGTCGAGAGTCTCCAGTAGCAGAAGAGTTTACATACTGCTCTGGATTTACTTCTTTCTCGTTGATGATTAGATATCTCATTATTGTGCTCTTAGTGCGGTAACAGCAGCGGCAGCGGAAAGGCAACCGCCAGAAGATTGACCATAGTGACCCTTGGGTCTAGTAGCAGCTCCCATGTTTGTTTCAACGTCGGTAGTATAATCCCATTTGGTTGTGTGATTATTCTGCTGACCATCATACTGACCCATCATGTAACCCTTGTCTTGACCCATCTGGAAGTTTTCTTCACCGTAGGAACGAACCTTAGTTCCGTTCTTTAGACCAGCTCCACTGCTTCCACTATATTTAGTCCATGGTGATGTAACATTATTTCCAGTTCCTGAGTAGAAATGTCCATACTTAGAAGGAAGGAACTTACATACACCATCAGGTGCAGCGTTCGAAGACCATCCAGACCAAGAATCATTAGAGTGATCTACCGAGTGTCTTGATCCACGGAATGAAGCCCATGATCTATTTTCATCTCCACATGCAGCAGTGTGGTCTGAACCAGAAGGTGAGTTACCTACCTGATACATGATCTCTGATGGGAAGTGTAACTTACCAACAGCAGCATTACCACCACCTAGGTTGTAACCAAATTGTTGAACTTGTGCTGAAGCACATGCGTTTCTGTCTCTAGAAACAGGCATGTTCCAACCACCAACAACGTTATATCCCATAACGCCTCTGGGGTCATCACCCTCAAAACCATAGTTAGATGGAGAATAAGTTCCACCACCAGGGTTTCCAGTAGTATCACCAAACATTCTCCTCATGCCAGTGTGCAAGTTAACGGAGTCTGTATGGTTAGAAGATCCAGTGAATGCATTAACGCAACCATGAGCGTAACCAAAGTAATCACTCCAAGTGCAATCAGCATATGTTAGTGCTCTGGTTAACTGCTCACCACAGTAGAAAGTAATATCAGTTGGGTGCCAAGTTTTATTAACAGTTCTCCAAGGATTAGATCCTTTATATCCAGCAACAAGATATCCGTGTGTAATAATACTTCTGTATCTAAATCCAGTTAGAGGAGCAGATGCTACAGTCTGTCCTGGATACGCCCAGAATACTCCATTACTTCCATCGGAAACTAGATAAGCACCTCTGGTTTCTTCTGCTGGTTCTGGAATACCACCACCAACTTCGTCCCAATCAGAACCATTCCAAATTTGAGCTTTGCCCTCGTCAGTATTATAAATTAACTGACCGATGTTTGGAGTTGCTGGTCTGCTTGAGTTGTTGAAGGAAGGAAGCTTCAGACCTTGTGTGGTTAAACTTGCATTTCCTGTAACAACTGTTCCAACGGTTAATTGAGACATGGTTACACTACTTTCCTATATTTCTATTTATGGTTTAGGGATTTGATCTTTAACTGATTTGACGTGAGCAAACCAAGTTGATGATTCTTTCCCAGGAACTAATCCTGCTTCCATATCATGGAAAAGCATATCCAATTGATTCTCAATACTTTCATATGTCATTCTTCTATTGAGATCATATGGAGTAGGACGTGGAATAGTTCTTCTGACTTCGCGGTCATCTGAATGATACCAATAGTCTGGAGCGTCAGCTCCTTTTGCTAATTCATATGGACCATCGATCCACATAAAATCTTCATGCACATCAAATCTAGCATCAGATCCTCCTTTGATGATCTGAACTACTCTTCCGCTATTTTTGTTGATTAGTGATTGATACATTGTTCTCAAGTATAATTCCAAACGATTACGCAACCCGCACCACCGTTGCTATTGTTATGTGCGTATCCATTCTGTGAATAGTATCCATGACCTCCCCCAGAACCCCATTGTCCATGAGTATTTTCTGCACCATTATTTTCATTGTGGTGGTGTGATCCAGCTTTGTGCCAGAAAGAAGATCCTCCAACGTTTTCGTTATTAGATCCGTGAGACATGCTACCAGGACCACCAGGAAGATTGATGTCTCCGCCAGAAGCGTCTCCACCTCTTCCACCCTCATATGGGTTATCGGTGTATCCACCTTGTCCGCCAGTTGCAGTGCAATAAGAACCAAAAGAACTAGTTCCCCCAGATCCTCCGCGACCACCATTTCTAGCATATCCACCGCCGCCGCCATAATTATAGTTAACGCTGTTTACACCAGAAACATTGATATACTTGATAGCAGTAGCTCCGCCACCACCGCCAGCACCACGATAGTTATTGTCATTTACACGAGAACCACCGCCTCCACCAGTGACATATACTAAAACATGACTACATCCTGGTGGTTTAGTCCATGTTCCAGAACCTCCAGAGGTAGAGCGATCTGCCCAATTACCATTCTGGGATGTAAACACATCGATACTAATTAAAGCACCTGGAACAGAAAATGGTTCATAACTACTTCCATTCCAGATACGTAAATTATCATTTTGCAGATCCATAATATTAACACCAGCGGTGTTTTGGATCTGGTCTACCTTTAGAATACCAGCCATAAATCCTCGTTATACAATCGCCCAGTTACCACCACTGTTGATGGTTACAGTTACTCCATTATTTATAGTGATGGGTCCAGCGGTTACGCAGTTTGTATTTGCAGGAATTGTGACATTTTCTTGAACGAAGTTTCTGTTCGCTTTAAATACACCCCACTTATCCAACCACTGCTTCTCACCGTTAGCATAGAGAACTCTGTTACCAGCATCAGTGCTTCCTTCAATATTGACAGAACCGTCAATGTGTAATGTGAAGGTGGGATCAATCTTATTAATACCAACTCTAGATAGTCTGTAGATATCTGCGTCGTTTGTTGCCTCAGTCCATCTGGAGGTTACGAACTCGGCGTTGTTCTGGAACAACTGACCGTTGATGTTCATATCTCCACCAACGTTCAAAACGTATGTTCTATTCTCAGAGGTATCTGGATCGGTTCCTGATAGAACGTTGGTGCTAATAGCAACACCACCACTTGATTCGTTGAGATATGTATTTCTCTGTGGATCTACTCTCAAGAATGTTTGCATGGAATCGTTAGAAGATCCATTCTCATAACCCATGTAGAAGTTAGATCCATTAGATCCAAGACCCCAAGCATGACCTGTTCCAGATCTACCACCAATACCAGTTCCTAGTCCCCATGAACCATCGGTAATAGCACCAGCAAATACTTTATTGTTGTAAGCATCGACATCATACGAAGTATTAGTAGCAAGAATTGCATTACCAGTTACTTCGAAACTAGTGTTTGGCGAGGTGGTATTGATGCCAACCTTACCAGATGTATTAGAAGTTCCATCCTGAAGCAAGGTCATTACTCTGTAGTTTCCAGAGTTCCATGTTCCAAGAGTGCTATTAAGCTTGAAGTCTAATCTACCGCCCTTGAAGTCAATCCATGGTGCGCTAGATCCAAGCGATAGACCAATACCATTGTTGTTGCTTCCAACAGCATTAGAAATAATTAATGCATCGTTATCGCCTGCTTGGATGTCAACTTTCTTCTGTGGATTGTTATTGCCAACCGCAACTCTGTTATCGGCGCTATCAACATACAAAGTGTTGGCATCAACATTCAGGTCATTTGTCATAGTGACATTGCCTGTTAGTGTTGATGTTCCCTGAACACTTAGGTTAGAACCAGTGCCAGTTAGGGTTAGCGAACCAGTCATGGTGTCGCCTGCCTTAAGAACGTTCAGTGAAGCAGCACCAGTGATAGATGCCGTAATTGTTCCAGCAGAGAAGTTGCCATTCGCATCACGCTTAACAGCAGTGTTGGCAACATTTGATGACTGGAATGTAA